GTGAAGAAAAAGATCGATCTTGGTGTTCTTCTAGCCGTTCGAATGATCATAGAGCAATTACCATCGAGTGTGCCAGCGATAAAACCCACCCTTATGCTATCAACGACAAAGTTTATAAGGCTTTAATAGAACTGTTAGTCGATATTTGCAAACGAAATGGTATTCCAGAACTTAAGTGGAAAGCTGATAAATCTTTAATCGGCCAGCCAGATAAACAGAACATGACTGTTCATCGATGGTTTGATAATAAATCTTGTCCTGGTGATTATATTTATAGTCGTCTAGGACAAATTGCATCCGAAGTAAATGCAAAGTTAAATGGCGGCTCCCCTAATGTTAAACCCGAAATTTTATATAGAGTTCAGACAGGGGCATTTAGTAAGAAAGCAAATGCCGACGCCATGTTGACCAAAGTCAAAGCCGCTGGATTTGATACTTATATGGTAAAGGTAGACAATCTCTACAAAATTCAGGTTGGAGCCTTTAGTAAAAAAACAAACGCAGATGCTATGGCCGCTAAACTTAAAGCTGCTGGTTTTGATACTTATATTACCACGAAAAGTGGAACGGCAGTGACCACATCTTCGAAGAAAAGCATCGATGAAATCGCCCGCGAAGTCATTCGGGGTTTATGGGGTAACGGTCAGGACCGAAAGAACCGTATCACTAAAGCTGGCTATGATTATTCTGCCGTGCAGAAGAGAGTAAACGAACTTCTATAAAAGGAGAATTTTGTATGATAAAGTTCAGACAAAAGGGTGATTTTTCTAAACTGACACGTTTCTTGGAGAAAGCCAAAGGGGCTGTACGTCTCGGAGATCTCGACAAGTACGGTCGGGAGGGAGTAGCCGCCCTTGCGTCTGCAACACCTGTCGATTCCGGTCTCACAGCTAATTCGTGGCGTTATGAGATAACCAATAAACAAGGATCGGCGAAGATTACTTTTTATAACTCAAACATTCAAAATGGAGTTCCAATAGCCATAATTCTACAGTATGGACACGGAACTCGAAACGGTGGCTGGGTGCAGGGGAGAGATTACATCAATCCTGCTATCCAGCCTATATTTGACAAAATCGTAAATGAAGCATGGAGGGAGGTTACTAAGCTATGAGTAGGAAAATCGATTCAAGAGTTGTTGAAATGCAGTTCGATAATAAACAGTTCGAATCAAACGTCAAAACTTCAATATCAACTCTTGATAAACTTAAGCAAAGTTTGAATTTGACCGGAGCCTCAAAAGGCTTAGAAAATGTAGGTACTGCCGCTAAAAACGTAAACATGTCAGGACTTAGCGGAGCTATTGAGAGCGTTCGTCTTAAGTTTTCAGCTCTTGAAGTCATGGCGGTAACAGCCCTTGCCAATATTACCAACTCAGCAATTAATACAGGTAAACAGTTAGTAAAATCACTATCTATTGACCAGGTGGCCGCAGGTTGGACTAAATACGAACAGAAAACAGCATCAGTCCAAACCATCATGAACGCAACAGGTAAATCGCTTGACGAAGTAAACGGTTATCTCGATAAGCTTATGTGGTTCTCGGATGAAACAAGTTATGGATTTACCGATATGACAGCAGCTCTTGCCCAGATGACTTCTTCTGGCGGAGATGTTGAAAACCTTCTCCCCTTGATTACAGGTGTAGCGAATGCTACGGCATACGCTGGTAAAGGCGCTGCTGAATTTAGTAGAGCAATGTATAATTTAAACCAGTCATATAGTTCTGGATACCTCCAATATATGGACTGGAAAAGCTTAGAACTTGCTGGCATTGCCTCAAAAGAACTTAAACAGATATTCATTGATACTGGCGTCGCCATGGGAAAGATTGCAGAAGGAGAAGTTACAATAGGTAACTTTGGTACCACTCTGCAAAAGAAATGGGCCGATACTTCGGTTATGGAAGCGGCATTTGGAAAATTCTCAGAGCTCTCTGAAGAAACATATAGACTTGTTCAAGCCGGAGAATATGAGACAGCCTCTGAAGCGATGAAAGCTTTATCCGGGCAATATTCTGACGTTGCTGAAAAAGCATTTAAGTCAGCCCAGCAAGCAAAAACATTCACCGAGGCAATTGACGCCACAAAAGACGCAGTGAGCACCGGCTGGATGAAAACCATGGAGATTATATTTGGTGACATCGAAGAAGCAACTGTGCTTTGGACAGACGTCACTAATGCTTTATGGGATGTTTTCGCCAGTGGCGCAGAAGCACGTAATGAGATGTTACAGGGATGGAAAGAACTTGGTGGACGAACCGCTTTGATTGAAGCATTCTCAAATGCGTTCGAAGCCTTAGGAAAAATAATCACCCCAATCAAAGAAGCTTTTAGGGATTTTTTCCCCGCGATGACGAGTGAGAGACTATACGCGTTAACCGAAGGATTAAAAAGTTTCACAGAGAGATTGCAAATCGGAGATGAAACCGCTGATAAAATCAAACGAACCTTTGCTGGTTTATTTGCAGTTCTCGACATGGTTAAAGACGCTTTCTTATTTGTCTTTAAAGCGGCGGGTAAAGCATTCGGTTTATTTGGAGGTCCAACGGCTGAAGGAATATTAGAACTTACAGCAAGGTTTGGTGATTTCCTTGTTAAACTACATGATACTGCCGAAGCAGGAAACATATTTGGTAAGGCTTTTGAGAAAGTCCAAGAAATCTTTACAACAGTAGCTGATAAAATTAAAGACGCCATTTCAAGAATAGAATCAGCGTTTCAAGGTTTCAAATCTATTGATATGGGACCTTTGGATGAGTTTTCGGAGAAGGCAGAAAAAAGATTTCGTCCGCTTACTCGTTTAGGGCAGATATTTGGAGCAGCATTTGAAGCAATCGTAAAGGTTCTTGAGTGGGCGGCTCCTATCGTAGCAAAGCTCGGAAGTATTATTGGAAAGGGTCTTGGTGCTCTTGCTGATAAGGTAAGCTATGCCGTTGAAAACATGGAGTTTAATGAAATTCTTGATCTTATTAACACCGGCTTATTCGGTGCTATTTTATTGGGCATCAAGAAGTTTATTAAGTCGCTTACTGATATTACATCTGGAGCCGAAGGATTCCTTGAGGGTATAACGAATATTCTCGACGGTGTTCGTGGTTCTCTGGAAGCATATCAAAGCAATCTTAGGGCAAAAACATTACTTACTATAGCTTCAGCTATTGGTATTTTAACGGCGTCACTTGTTGTTCTCTCTCTTATTGACAGCGAAAAATTATCAACGTCATTAATGTCCATTACAGTTCTTTTCGTTGAGCTTGCTCTTGCGATGAAATATATACAAAAATCTCTTGGCGGCTCTAAGATGGCAAAAATTTCTATTCAGATGATTGCGATGGCTACGGCTATTCTAATTCTATCATCTGCTATGAAAAAACTTGCATCTCTTGACTGGGAAGGAGTAGCAAAAGGCACAGCCGGTATTGCGGCTTTGGCCACGGTCCTTGTCATAGCCGCTAAGTCACTGAATAAGAGTTCTGGAAAACTCATAAAGGGCTCTACCGGATTAATTGCTTTTGCCGCTGCAATTTTGATTATGTCAAAAGCAGTCGAATCAATATCCGCACTTAGTTGGGATGAATTAGCTAAAGGTTTAACTGGACTTACAATCATTCTGGCTGAAGTAGTAGCGCTTACACACTTTATGGGCGACTCTAAGCGAATGATATCTACTGGTATTGGTATGATTGCCCTTGGTGCTGCGATGCTTATATTTGCAGAAGCGGTTGAACGTATGGGTCAACTATCTTGGGATGAGATTGGTAAAGGTCTTATCACAATGGCTGGAGCTTTGACGGCTATAACAATTGCTATCAATTTCCTGCCTAAGGGTATGATCAACAAAGCTACCGGAATGGTTGTTATGGGGGCTGCCTTGCTTATAATTGGCGAAGCAGTTGGAAAAATGGGATCTCTGAGCTGGAGTGATATTGCGAGAGGACTTACTACGTTAGCTGGTTCTCTGGCTGCTATAACCTTGGCTCTAAATTTTATGCCAAAAGGCATGATCAATAAGGCCACAGGTCTCATTGGGGTTTCTGCGGCACTTATTATTCTCGTTAAATCTCTTCGTGAGATGGGCAGTATGAGCTGGGATGAGATTGGTAAAGGTCTTGCCACTTTGGCAGGTTCAATGATTATACTCGCCGTTGCTCTGAATGTTATGCGAAAAGCGATTCCTGGCGCAGCAGCCATGATGATTGTTGCACCTGCTCTTTCTATTATGGCCGGGGTTCTTGGAACGCTTGGTAGTATGCCCCTTACTGAGATTGGTAAAGGACTTTTATCGTTAGCTGGAGTATTTGTAGTGCTTGGCGCTGCGGCTCTTATATTACAACCTCTTGTTCCGACGATAATCGGGTTAGGTGCGGCTATTGCGCTTCTGGGTGTTGGTGTAGCGGCTGTTGGAGTTGGCGTTCTGGCATTCGCTACGGGTTTAACTGCACTATCTGTTTCCGCTACTACTGCCGCCGGAGCTATTGTCATTATTGGTTCTGCGATACTAAGTCTGATCCCTATATTCTTCGAAAAGATTGGTGAAGGACTTATTGCTTTTGGTAATGTTATTATCAACGGCGCGCCAGTCATCAAGGATGCGTTTCTTGTACTTTTAGCAAGTGCGCTAGAAGCATTTACAGAAGCGACTCCTATGATTGCCGAAGCAGTGTTTACTTTACTGAACAGTATTCTTGATGCTTTAATAAAATACACTCCGGGTGTTGTAGAAAAGATATTTGATTTCTTAATTATCCTATTAGATGCCATCGCAAAAAAACTACCTGAATTGATACGAGCTGGTGTGGATGTTCTTATGGCTTTCTTTTCTGGAGTCATAGACGCACTCAGTGGAATCGATGTTGAGGTTTTACTCAAAGGTATTGCTGGTATCGGTTTATTATCGGCTATCATGGTTGCCCTTGCAGCAGTAGCAGCACTTATTCCGGGTGCTATGATTGGCGTTCTTGGGATGGGCGTTATAATAGCAGAACTTTCACTTGTTCTTGCAGCTATTGGAGCGCTGGCACAAATCCCTGGTCTGAAATGGTTAATTAATGAAGGCGCCGAGCTTATGCAAGGCATTGGAAATGCAATTGGATCTTTTATTGGCGGTATTGTCGGTGGATTCATGAGTGGAGTTTCAAGCAGCTTCCCCCAAATCGGAACTGATCTATCAGCATTTATGACCAATATCCAACCGTTCATAGACGGAGCAAGAAAAATCGATGCTTCTACTATGGAAGGTGTAAAGGCTTTGGCCGAAGTTATTCTGATACTTACAGCCGCGAATATTTTGGACGGTTTAACTTCATGGTTTACCGGAGGAAATTCTTTGTCCGGGTTTGCCGATGAACTCGTTCCTTTCGGAAGAGCAATGAAAGCATTTTCGGACGAAGTAAGCGGGATTGACTCCGAAACAGTAGCAAATGCGGCTATTGCCGGAAAAACATTGGCTGAAATGGCGGATACGCTCCCGAATACTGGCGGCGTGCTTGGGTTCTTTGCTGGTGAAAATGACATGGAGGCTTTCGGTGAACAGCTCGTTCCTTTCGGAAGAGCAATGAAAGCATTCGCTGATGAAGTTACCGGATTGAATGCTGGGGTTGTAACTGAAGCCGCCACAGCAGGTAAAGCACTTGCTGAAATGGCTGATACTGTACCTAACAGTGGAGGCGTAGTAGGATTCTTTGCCGGCGAAAATGATATTGAAGCATTCGGCAAACAGCTTATTCCATTCGGTAAGGCTATGAAAGATTTCTCCTTTGCCGTGACAGGATTAAGGGCAGATGTTATTCAAAACTCTGTTACTGCTGGTCAAGCTCTTATGGAACTGGCTGGTACCGTACCTAATACGGGCGGCGTAGTAAGTTGGTTCACCGGTGATAA